GCGGTCGCTTTGCTCTTGCGGTAGTTCCTCGCTCTCGGTGTTGGTTTCTTCTTCGGGTTCGATTTCGCTTGGTGCTTTCTCATTTATCTCTACTCGGTGTAATTCAGCCATTGTTTGTTATTCCTCTTGAGGTGGTTCTTGTTGTTGAGTTGCCATGTACTGCTCTTGTGCAGCATTGATAGCAGGTGCTACAGCAGGTCCGCCTAACTTCATCATCATCTCTTGTTGTTGAGCTTGCTGCATAGCTTGTTGAATTTCTTCTTCCGTCTTGATCAAGCCTTCCGTCTCTATGCCTAAAGCAGTAGCACGACGTTTAAAGTAATCACTAACGTTTAAGTATTGAGTAACAGCTTGTGGTCCTACTACTTGGTTAGCTCCCGCCAGGAACATATCTAATCTATTAAGATCATTACCACGACCTAGTGCTTCAACACCAGTAACAATAGTAGGCTTAACAATATCTTTAGGTATCTTAGGTAGTCGCTTGTCCTTAGACATCTTAGCCATCAACCTAGTAACGATGGGTAGCTGTAGCTCCTGTGATAACAAAGAGTAAAGACCACCTAATGCAGCTTCTAACTCTTGACTGAGCATACGTATCTCTTCAGCTGTTACTCGTTCTGCGTCTCTAACTACTCCTGATGTAAGTAAGAAAGCTTGGCTAAGTCTATCTGTTATACCAGCCATAGTAGCTTGAGCAGTACGGAAGTCATTGAACTTATTAAGCTGTAACACAGATACATCTGCTTCACTACCTTGTACGATTGCTCCGTTAGGTGCTTCTGCTAAGGTTCTTGATCTTGTTGTACCGTTCGGGTTGACCATGAACAATACTTTAGCAGCCGCTGCACTACCTTCAACGATAGCTTTTGTAAGTGCTTCCAACGACTTGAGGTCTCCGATGTACTCTTCAACAAAGCCTCTGCCGTAGTCCTCTCCATCAATTTGGGTGTAACGTAACGGGAGCCACGGGGACTTATCGATTGGATACTTACCCACACTTTCTTCGATGAGGATACCTTTGACATCTTGATAAACGTTGAAGTGATCTCCTTCTCGTACTACCGCTGTGTATAGATCACAAGTGTTTTCCTTTTCCTGTCTGTATACTTCTTCACGAACACTCTCAGGGAGCATCATTGGAGCTACAGTTTCTTTAATAGCTATGTGTGTAACGTTACCCATTGGATCACGCTTGATAACATAACGATCAAGTTTAAAGACACGCATACCACCTTCGTCAGGTAGATACAATAAAGAGTTACCAGTAACTAGTAAGTTCTTTAACGCTTGGAAGATACCGTTCCTAAAGTTCTGTACTTCTACTTCCTGTGATACACTACGCTCTACATCAGCTAATGCTTTCTCTAAGTCAGTACGTAGTTGTTCTGCTCCCTCTGCACCGAGGTCTTCCTTAGCTTTATCCAACTCATACTTATCTATAACAAGTCGGAAGAAGGGAGCGTTAGGTGGAAGTAATGCCAGTAATAACTTACTACTTAGATTGAGTACGCCTCTAGCTCCGATGCCTTGGTATGGTGTGTAGTACTTACTAGCGTGACTGTGGCCGTCAGGTGGTAAGACATAAGGAAGTGTAAGCTCAGAAGAAGTACGACCTCGATCTAAGAAAGAGTACCGTTGGTTCTCTAAGCTGTGATATAGCCCTTGGGCTGTTTCGTGCATGAAGATTAAATATCTTGGACATTAACAGCCAAATGATCGGCTTTCCATGTACCTTCTTCTTTAACTCTTAATAACCATTGCCCGTCCGATTCTATGGGTGTGGAGTATTCTAGTGTACCCGCACCGTCAGGAATACCTAATAGTTCCTCTAGTCTTTCATTTTCGGCTAAGGCTTCTTCTTCTGTGGAATGTACTGAGTATTTCATATTAGCTAAAAGTTGATGCGGACATTGCAGAGTACTTGTTATTAGCGTAATCCTTGATTACATTTAAATCTGAGATGGATAAGGTTGAGTTAAAAACCAAAACTTCGTGTATGCGAGCATCAAGACCTTGAAAGTATCCAGCACCCAAGGTAGTTAGGGTTTTGCTATAAGAAGCTGTGATATCGTACACACTTGATCCTCCTTGATACCAATACTTAAAATTTGTACCCGCTTTAGTAACTACATGAATATTAGGATCAGTTTGTGAGAAGGTTGGTTGATTGGTTGTTTGACCAGTACCCCCAAGTTTAATTTGAGTACCATACGCACCACCAGTTCCAAAAAGCGTGTTAGCACTGGTTGCTGAAGTGGAGTCAGGAGCTAAACCAATTAAACTATTTTCACTTACATCAGTATTAGTCGCTATGATTACTTGTGTTAAACTCGTTGGAGTTGCAAGGGAGTTTGCTAAGTCGAAGTAATCACCTGAATCACAAGTAACTCCAGTTAAACCACCTACGGAATAATAAGTAGGTTGCTCGGAAGCGGTAGTTTGTGCCAAATCATAATTAGTAGCACCTCCTGACCTATCACCCCAACTAGTCAAAGTAGCACCGTTGGTTGGATTATTAGCGTCATCTGCACCATCCATGTAATCAGCATCGAAGTGCATAATTGGTTGAGTAGATATGTAATAAGTAGCTAAAGGACTAAAAAAGATACCGTTAGGATAGTTTAGGGCGTTAGCTCCAGGAGGTGCTATTGCTTGTGCAGTTCCATCCAATACATAACTGTCTGTGCCTATTGGATATATATTTACAGAAGCATAGCGTCCAGCCGTTGCATTGTTAGAGTTATATCCAGACAATGTAGCTGAACCTGAAATAAGGACTTTAACTATTCCTGATCCTTCTTGAACAAGTGTACAATTGAAGCCTGAAGTTAATCCGTCTGGTAATGTAATCGTAACATCATTTGCATTGCTACAAACAATTACTTTACCGTTATCACTATTACTTAGTAAACGAGCGGTTGTTGTTTCCGCTACAGTGCTAAAGAAAGCAGAACTAAAGTCTGTACTTGCTGATGTTGCTGCTGTTCCTAGACCTAAGTTAGTGCGAGCAGTTGCAGCGTCGTTGAGATCACTCAAGTTGTTTGCTGCTTCTAAGTCTCCTTGCGGAGCCGCTGCCATTAAGTTTGTAACGGTTACTTGCTTAGTAGTAGCTGTTCCTGCCACATCATCGACAATAGCAAGTACGTCTGCTCCTGCTGGTGTTGTTAAAGCATCAAGCTCTGTTATCTTTTTATTGGCCATAAGTATTAAGCGGGTTCAAATAATAATATTTCATTTAGTTCAGTTGTCAATGGTTCACTTGCTTCTGTAAAGATCGCTCCGTCAATGACTTCTTCTTGTGGTACGTCAAATCCGTAAAGCTTTTCAAAAGCAGGTCGTATGAAGTTGCCGGGCAAAGCGATAATACTGCTGGGCTTTTCAAGCGACGGTGTGAGTAACAAGGACATAGATGTTATAGAGAGTCAACAGTTCCAGATGCGTAGACACTGTGAGTACCAGATGTGTAAGAACTTATATTAGCTCTAATCTTTTCGTAGTGTCCGTGGTCGTCACGAATCATAATTGATCCGTCCGTTGTAACAGATTGACTGTGAATAACATGCCAAGCTGAGGACTCACTGAAGTAGGCTTCGATGTCTACTGTTGCAGTACCTGCTACTGTGGTTGCTATTACAAACGTCCATCCCTTAGAACGCTCAACCGAGAAACTGTTACCCGCTCCTGACGCAGTGCCAGCTGAGAGTAAAGTCTTTTTATCAAGTGTGCGAAGGCTCATATTTATTTATATACTTTGTTTATTTATCGTGAAAGTTGTACGCCTGTACCACCGTTACCACCACCCATGCTAAGTGTAGGACGACGACTAGCAGTAAGTTGAGATGTGCCACGACGACGCTTAGTAGGTTGCATCTGCTTTTGAGTCTTAGCTTCTTTAGCAGGAGGTAAGGGCTTAGGCAGCGGAGCCGGGGGTGGTAAAGGGTCGGGCATCTTAGGTTGACTGAAACACATGGCTAATTCTGTACTTGTTTGGTTACTATATCTTGTTGAAGTTGTTCGTCGTAAGTCTGTTGGAGGTAGTCAATTACATGACGTTGTCCTGACTTATACCATATCACTCTGTCTTCGTCTGTCAAGAGGGGACATTTA